GATTTTTTTTGTCTTTTATAAGAAATGCAAATCAATTGCAGAGAAAATAATCGAATTCGGATTCAGCAGGGCGTGCCATCAAAGAGAGGGTTGCCTTCTGGATCATGAAGTGGCCAGTGTTGGTTTGTCACGAGGTCACGTGGGAGATCGATCAGATGTTGGATCGTTTCGAACCAGGTTGGGAACCGGTCGAGTGGATACAGTTGTCTAGCTTCAACGCCGCGCAAGATGTTCTTGTGAGAGTCGAGGACGTAGGTATCTGAGGGTTCTACACCGATATCATGTTTCAGATGGTTGTAGATGTCTTCGCAGATGCTGTAAACTTTTGGCGAGTTGCCGCAATTCGCGTACGCAATTCCAATAGCTCGAGACATTAAAGCTTCGAGTTTTTGAGAGCGTTCGGGGAAGAGGAGCATAGCCAGTAATTCATTTTCGTCGCGGATTGGCATGCCGCCAATGTTTCGGTATTTGAGGCATTCCAGTCGATCTAGATAGCGTGAGAGTTCGCTTTTCTTGTCGTTAAGGATTGCACCGAAGTAGTGTGTCGCGTAGGATTTGAATTGGGTAATGAACGTGGGGAAAGCAAATTCAGGAATGATTTCCGTAATGCCGCCGATAGAGTCGTCGCCTTGTACTTTGATAACAGTCTTTGATATGTCGAAGCCCATTTTGGATAGGATCGTCAAGATCATGACCATGTTGTACATAGAGTCGAGGATTTGAGTCTGAAGGTAGCCGGAGAAGATGCCGGAATGAGTGAATTGATAGATGCCGCCGTCGGGAGCCCAGAGGGGGGTAGACAGGATAGCGTCAGTCATCCAGTTCCAGAGGTTGGTGATGCGTTGTTCGTCAGTTGACGTGTTGGTATACAAGTCTTCGTCTAGCTCGGGTGTATGTCGAGGCCAGTATTTGGTGAAGTCAAAGTATGTGCGCATTCCAGTGTGGAGGTCGCGGATGATAGTATGTCTAGCATACTTATCAAATTTACTCCAGTCGAAAGTGAAGAAGGTAGAAAGCCGAGGGTGGTTGGTTGAGAACCAGTTGTAAAGCCGGTGCCAGCCGCCGAGGATGGTTTCGAATCCCCAAAGCATTGGAGAGTCTTCTCCTCTTTTGAGAAGGGAAATCTGTAGTGGCCAGATGAATGGCATTTCAGATTGAAGGAGTAGTGTAGGAACGCCGAAGACAAGTCGAACTTTGTCGTCTTAGTCGGTCTTAACAAGGTAAAGCCTTGCAAAGGATGTGTTCCAGAAACGGAGGTCGTAACCATTTTTGTCAGTCCGGAAGCCGTCCTTGATGCGATGCATTAAGTATCGGTTGCGGTCGAAGAACTCGTTGTACAGATTGTGTTTAGACATTCTGTCGTTTGTCGTGAGACCGAGTTTGTATTTCGATTTGACATGGTTGATCCATTTCGTTGAGATGTTCCAAGGAGCACCGATGTTAGTCGATAAATTCCAGGGATACAGTCGTAGGTCAGCGTAGTGAACGGGAAAGAGCTTCATTTGAGGAGCGAAGCGCTTGATAGTCTCGTTGAGAGCCTTTTGATAGTGCTCGTCTTTTGGGACTTGATGTTCGGGAATATCCATAGAAGCGAGATCGTTGATGAGTTTGTCCGCGTCGTAAGTTGAGCGTCGGTACAGTGTGGTAACGATATGCAGTTGTTCGGAG